CAGCACCGTAACAAGTAAGCACATTGAACAACTTGTTCTGAGACATCACCTCGTCAACCCCTATCAACCTGATCAGCTCATACGGTAGCCTGTTGTCAGCGCCCCAGTTCACGTATTTATAACCTTTCGCCCCCGGCAACGTCGTCGAGGACACATCTTCGCCATCCTCGTCAAAAACCGCCGAACTGTCCTCGACCGTCTCCATGGACGCCTGCACGCCGGATTTACCCACCTCAAACACACCTGAAGGGATATAGTCCAGCCGCACCCTGTTGTTTGTCTTATTTTTCATAAATAAACCTCCATACCATTAATTGAAAACAATGTGATATCACGCAACCTGCGCGGCAGTCCGGATTTGGGACACTTGACCAGATGCGTACCTCCCCGCCAATGGGAACCGATACAGATCACCCCCTTGTACTCAATGATGTCACCTGTGGACAATTTCCAGACACGCAAATCAACCGGCTGTCCGGATTCCAGCAGCCGGATGGCATCAAGCCTATGTATTACCTTTATGCCCATATCACTCAAACGTATAATCAAATGTATTATCAAACACACGTCCGGCACGCGGCAACTGCAAGATATTGTGATTACGCTGCGCATACCGATAAGAGAAAGTAAAGAACGGCAAATGATCCGGATCGTTGCTGCGCTTCGATTCCGACTCGGTGATGGTAACCTCCTTGCCCACTGTCGTACCGTCCAGCAGATAAATCTCTTTAGACCGGAACAAATCATCAAGCCACAACGCCATCTCATGTGTCAACACACCCGTATTGGCCTTGAACACCTTGGTCTCATCAATCCGATAATTACGGAACATGCCATTAGTGTAAGCGGTGGACCGGACGTATTCCGGCTCCAACGCATGAGTTCCAGTACAGTAAACCGTCTCCTGGCACCCGAAAGAATTGGTGAACAACAGAACCGGAGCGACATCGGGCGCATCAGGATCGAGTGAGAAAGTCTGCGTCCGTACTCCGGCATGAATAATATAGCGCACCAGCTCGAAGCCCGGTTTGACCAACAATTCGGGAGAAACTTCTACCGTAACGATCTTGTCCGTATCTGTCACCTGCCGCAAACTCACCTCACGGGTAGACAAACCGTCTTCGTCCCGGTAATAGACACAGGTAGCAGTCACAGGACATGCCTCAGTCGTGACCAGATGCACGAACTCCTTGCGCCCTATCGCCGTAATCTTCTCTCCCATCAGCGTGGACAAAAAATAGCCCGCCATAAAATCCGCAGCCGGCATGGAGGACTCCGCAGCACAGAACTGCACCGTAAAGTTCTTATTCTGTTCGGATGATCCGTCCGTTATCCGATAACTGCACCGTTCTATCAGGTTTGTTGCCAAATACGGTTCAATCAAGCCCTGCAAATCATTGATGGTTATCCGGCCGGAAGCATCCGGAATGTAAGTTTCGGACAGAATCTCTTTTTCTCCGACTGTCAATGAGAGAACAGCCGTATTCTGATCCGTAGCGAACACCAGCTCGTTCAGTCCGGAACTAAAGGCATAGGCCGGGATATCCTTTACTAAAACTATCATATAACCTTTTTTATTTCAAAAATAAGGCAAATACCACAACCTATAAAAGACAAGGACACCCTGTCTTGCAACAGAATGCCCTCTATGTAAAATGTATAAAAAATGTTTCTTATCGACGCATCATCATCCATTTGGGACGATTGTCACTGTCTACATGGATGTGATAGCCCGTATCACGCATCGTAGATGCAATATCATTCAAGGACAACTCCACCATATCAGACAAATCATCTTGAATATATTGTGTGCTTTTCAACAACACATCATCACCATCGGGTTGATCAGCCGGAAGAAACGCCATCAGATATTCAATCAATACATATTCCTCTACACGAGATTGATTGGGAGTAGAATTATTTTTCATGCTTCACCTCCTTTGTAACATAGTCATGCAAAAACGCATCTAATCGGATTAATTGTTCATGATTTATTTCGGATATATCTCCATAATTTTGAGCAAATAAATGGAATTTGATTTCTTTATTACCGTCACTACCTATCTCGACAGTCTTCATTATTGAAAATTCGTCATTCATCGCAAACCTCCTTCCAACATTTTCGGGTCTGAAGCTTCACAGAAGCGAAACTCTCCACGTACAGGATAAATGTGAACTATGAAGACAGTATTATACGGATTCTTATCGGGATAGACCTCAATACGTATATCATTGTTTCTGGAAACATCCACACGAAGCGGTTTGGTTCTTGGAAATTCTTCGTCCAACATGGACGCTTTGGCACGGACAGCCTCAATAAAGGCATCACGTGACAGTTCATCAGGAATCAAGACATGAGTGAAAGTGGAAATCCATTTGTTCATAGCCCTGCCTTTATTGTTGACAGACAGGTAAGTTTTGGGTTCATCAATAAAGAATTTCATCTCAGACCTCCTTTCCAAGCAAGATGTAATGACACAACAAACCAAGCCAGGCAAAGCAATGCAGGAACAGCCGACACAAAACCGGCACATACCAATGCAGAAAAAGCCAAGGAAGCATGAGCCATAAGGCACACCTGACGGTTGGTAACTACGGATTCAAGAACACATGAGAACAGTTGATTCTCCTTTTCGCACCACGCACTGAACGTGGATTTTTTCGCCTCTAATACAGGCAAAGTAACTGTTTGATTTTGTTTCATACG